CACTTGCAGGTGTTCCACTATTTCCTATTGAGAACAGTCTATTAGAAGTTTCGCAAGTACTTTGATACGCCCAAAAATCTACTGTGAAATCTCCTGTTGTTGGAAATGCTCTTGTTAATCCTGAAGATAAATTTCCTGTGTAAATATAATCAGCAGTAGATTGTTCATTATGATACGAATAACTACCAAATTTAGCTTGTGCCGCATCTGTTGCTCCACTTCCACTTTTAGTTATTGTAATATCACCGCTATTATCAGAAGTATCTACAATCGTAGCTCCTGGTGCTGTGTTAAATTGCAACATCAATACAGTATTGTCATCAATTCCATTTGCAGGAATAATAGTTGTCCAATATCCACTTGTTCTATCTCCGTCTGTTTGTGTTCCTAAATTTGTATCGTCTGTAAAAGTTTCTATAAATTGATTTGGTAAATTGAAAGCCGCAGATGCTTCGTTAGTTGCTTCTCTTAAAGCTAATGCAGTTAAATCTGCTTTTAATGATTGTAAATCTGTAGTAGGTTCAGTTTTATAAGTTCCATCTCCATATAAAATTGTTGTAGAAGAAGCTGTTCCTGTACCTAAATTAGCTGCTGGTACTATTCCTGTAATTTGATTTGTAACATTAATACCTGTTCCTAATCCAGCAACAGTTGCTGGTAAGGTAATTGTTTTTGTACTTAAATCTTGTGTAGCTGCTAATTTTCCTGCAGTTACATTTACATCTTTAACTTTTGCTGTTTCAACAGCATCAGTTGCTAGTTTAGGAGCAGTAATGATTCCATCTTCAATATCACTTGAAGTTAAAGGTACTTGTGCAGGAATTGGACCTATGTATCCCATTTAATTTTTCCTTAATTAATTATTATGTACTTATTGAATCAACAACACTTAAAATAATATCAACTGAAGTAGCTGCTGAAGCATAAGCTTCAACTGAATCTCCATTTTGTAATACAACTTTTGAACCACCATCAATTAATTCCAAACTTCCACCTGTAGGGATGGGAGCTGCTTTAATAATGTAATAATTTGTTGAAGTATTTTTTACATAGACAGTAATATCTACTGACGAACCAGAAGTATTAGTACATCTAACACCTATAATTGCATCATTTGTTGTAGTAGCTGCTCTTAGTACTTTAGGGGAAGCTAAGAGAGTGATATTTTGATTGAGTGTTCTTTGAAAATTTTGAGCCATTTATTATCCTAATTATACCATTTTTTTGCCATATTGTCAACTAGACTATAAGGCGATTGCCATAGCCACAGCAAAACCTGCAGTAGCTTTCGTATCAATTTGAGTTTGTGCATTAGAACTCAAAGTATTAATATACTGGAATTCTGCATTTGTAACAGTTCCATCTGCTATTTTTGTAGCATCTATTAAAGCAGATAAAGTTGTTACTCCTAAATTATCTGAAGTTATTGCACCACTTATCGCTTTATTTTTCCAAACACTTGCAGAATTATCATACATTAAATAATTAGCATCTGCAATACCTGCAATAGTTACATCATTTAATTCTGATAATTCATTTTCTGTTGCCACTTGACCATCAACATAAGCTGTTGTTGCAAGTTTAGTTGAGTTATCACTTGCTGATTGTGTTGGAGCTGTAGGGTTTCCAGTTAAATCTGGAGAAGCTAAAGCTGCTTTTAAATCTAATTGTGTTTGAATATCTGAAGTTAGTCCATCTAGTCTTTGAAACTCTGCACTACTTACTGAACCATCTGCAATCTTTGAAGCATCAATAGCTGCTGAAGCTTTAATATTTGCATTAGCTAAATTTGTAATTGAGTTACCTGTAGCATCTACATCAATTGTTTTATTTGTAAATGTAGTAACACTACTTGGTGTAACAGCATGTTCTTGTGCATCTACATAAGTTTTAATTGCTTTAGCAGAAGCTATAGTAGTATCAGTTGCAGCAACTGCTGTTAAATCTGTATCAAGAACACCTGAAGCTAAATCTGCTACTTCAAGATTTGTAATACTATTACCAGTACCATTTGCATCTATAGTTTTATTTGTAAATGTAGTTGTGCTACTTGGTGTAACACTTGAAACTTGTGAATCAACATAAGCTTTAACAGATTGTTGAGATGCAACTGCTATAGCAGAATCAGATGATAAAGTATCTTCATCTAAAAATGCTGTACCACTAAGCGTTCCATTTAAAACTGGGCTAGTTAATGTTTTAGCTGATAAAGCTTGAGTTCCAGTTAATGTAACAACACTACTATCAATTGCAATATCATCTGCATTTGCATCAATACCTGTTCCACCAATAACATTTAAAGTAACATCACCTGATGTTCCTCCACCTGTTAAACCTGTTCCTGCAACAACTGAAGTAATATCTCCAATAGGTACTGCATCAACATAAGCTTTAATTGATTGTTGTGAAGCTACAGCAGTTGCTGAATCAGAAGACATAGTATCTTCATCTTTAAAAGCTGTTCCACTAATTGCTGTATTAATTACTGGACTTGTTAAAGTAGGAGATGTTAAAATTTTATTTGTTAAAGTTTGAGAACCAGTTATAGTTGCAACATCACCTGTTGGTGTGTTAATAGCTGGGCTTGTAAGAATTTTATTTGTAAGAGTTTGAGAACCTGTTAATGTTGCAACTGTAGAATCAATTGCAAAAGTCATTGTTTGAGCAGAACCTGTAGTATCTATACCAGTCCCACCAGTTAAAGTAAGTGATTGACTATCTAAATCAACTGCTTGTGCTCCACCACTATCACCAGAAAAATCTAAATCAGAAGCTGTAACTTGAGCATCTACATAAGTTTTAATTGCTTTAGCAGAAGCTAAAGTATCATCACTTGCTGAAACTGCAGTTATATCGGTATCAACAGATGTAACACCAGTTGAAGAACCAATAACTAAAGTATCTAAATTTACAGTACCATCAAAGTATGCATCTTTAAATTCTAAAAGATTTGTACCTACATCTATATCATTATCTAAAATTGGAACGATTGCTCCATCTTGAATTCTTAATTGTTGAACTGCAGCACTAGAAACATCTACATAAAATTCTAAATGATTACTAGCAGTATCAACTACAATTTTATTTAAAGGAGTAACTACTCCACTATCTCCAAGTACAGAAATAACAGGACCTTCGGCTGCTGTGCCATCATGTTTATGTCCAGTTGTATTTACAAATGCTGCTAATAATTGATTGTATTCATTATTAAAATCTGCAACTTCAATCGTATTACCAGTTGTAAATGTGGTTTGTCGTGTATAACCTGCCATATTATCTTCTTCCTCCTGCTATAAATGATACAAATAATCCATTAACTGAATAAGCTGCATTTGTATCATCACTAAAAAATCTAAAACTATTTGAAAATCCACTTCCTACTACTAACATTCTTTTACTTGGTAAAACTACTGCACCATATGTTCCACTTCCATAGGCAGCAGTTCCATATAAAGATGCTCGATTTAAAGTACCAACACTAAATTCTCCAGGTTGAGGTACATCTGTAGATTCAAAATCATATCTAATTCTTAATTTTAAATCGTCTTGTGTTCCTTCTGGATTAATATTTGCTTTAACTGCGTAAAGACTTTTTCTTAAACCATTATCACCATAGTCCATATCTGGTGTTTGAAATCTTGCATCAATATTGGAACCATTAAAACTGTCTCCACTATCATGTAAATAAACAAAACCAGTTTCATCTGCACTAAATTTAACTTCTTCATTAGAAGTATTTAAATCTGAAGTACAAGTTTTAACTACCAATCCTTTTGATTCACTCCATTCAAAAGCAGGAATTCCTTGTTCATCAAATTTAAATGTTCCTATGATTCCACTTTGACTTGAATTAGCTTGACCTGATTGAAAGTAAAATAATCTGTATTGACTTCTTTCTCGAATAACCATACTAGAAAGAGTATAGTCAGCAATATTATCTAATATTTCATTTATTCTTGGTAAAATTTTTCTACTAATAGAACCAATTTCAATATCACCAATTCTAGCTGTTCCAGCAACTGTTCTTAAACCATCAGGTGCTAGAAAAATTAAATCTCCACCTATTTCCTGAATTGTATTTCCATCTATACAACCTATATTTTTGGTTATAGATTTAAGTATAGGGTCAGAATCAAGGCTTGTCAACTCAAATATACTATTTTTACAAAAAATAATAAGAGTATTTCTGAAGACTTTAATACCTACAATGATATCTCCAACATCAATTGTTCCTGCACCAGTAGCTTCAAAATCATAAGGTTTTAAACGACTACTATAAGCAACAGTACTTGTTGATACAGATTGTCCTGCTACTACTAATCGTTCTGAAAAAATAGTAGCTCTTGAAGGATTAACTGGAGTTGACCTATCTAATTCTTCAAAATAATAACTATATACAGCACCTGATTTAGTAATTTGAAATTCAGCTACTTTATTAACATCATCAACAATATATAAGGTTCCATAAGCACCTTTTGATTCATATTTAGCAAACTGATTATTAGTTTGATTAGTTCTTATAATTGCTGTAGCACCTGATAATTCACTAGCTATCATTCCACTTCTATAAATAGATTGACTACTAGCAGTAGATACTACATCAATATCTAATGTTAAATTTGTATTATCTGTAATAGATAAAACTCTGTATTTAATACTATTAATTTTTACTCTATCATCTACAGCTAATTCAGTTGTAAAAGATGTTCCAGTTCCAACAACTGCTGCTGAACTTGCAGTTACTGCAACTGTACCTGTAAGAGCTTTATAAGTATCTTTATTTATTTGAGTCCAACTTATACCATCTAGACTCCAATAAATATTATTAGCTTGACAAGCAATAACTCCATCAGCATATGGAACTAATCCTGTTATATCATCTGTTGCAAGACCAGTTGGAACTGTTGCACTTGCTCCACCCCATTTTGCAAATCCATTTATTCTTCGATAGCCACCAGTAGTAGCTGATTCAAAGTTTTGTAAAATGGTTGCTGCTCCAGGTGTTCTAAATAATGCATGAGCACTTGAAACTAAATCTAAACCTCCTGCAACTGTAATGGAAGCTCCTTGAGTTGGCATAAATTTTTAATCCTTATGGTAATAAATAAGAAAACCTTACATCCGACATATATTGTGGTTGTGGTGAATTTAAATTATCAGCCATAGATTGTAAACCTTTTTTGTATTCATCTAATGCTAATTGTGATTGAGCTATATTATCTTTAAATTGATAAATATAATATCTAGCTCTTGCTAGTAAAACTGTTTTGTATTGTTCTGGAAAGGCAACTGTATCTGTATCTGCAGATAAAGCAGTTGGTCTATTATATGCAAAGAAATGTATATTATAAACTTTATCAGGTATTGGAGATAATCCAAATCTTCTACCATCAGAACTTCTTATAACTCTTAATGGTACAGCATATTCAGAAGTCCTAGCAGAAGCTTCTTCTGATTTTGCATAATTAGTTCTCCAAACTGTTAAAGTTGTAAAGGCTAATTTATTAATTGTATAAGGTGAGGCAGTATCTACAAGAGTAAACATATCCCAATTTACTGAATCAAAATCTCCATCTACACCTGTAGATAAAGCTTTTGCTAAATACCATCTTTGTCCAATAACTGTTTGAACAGTAGTATTTCCATAATAAGGGTCATCAGGTTCACCAGCACTTAACCAAGACCAATCATCTACAGCATCTACTATATCAGAGTAAGCTCTATTTACACAATTAGAAACTTGTTTTTGTACTCCTACTCCATCAGCAACTGCTGTAAGTTCTGGTTCATTAAGTTCTACTAATAATTCATTAGTAAGTGCTAAATATGTTTTTGCCATTTTTAATCGTTAATTTTTAATGGATGAACAGGTGAACAATCAGAGTGGTCGCAATTTTCTAATTCATCAATTGTTTCATCAATCTTTTCTAAAACAACTTCTTCTTTTGCTTCTAACTTCTGAAGTTCCTGAAAATATTTTCTAAGCTTTTTTACAGCTTTACTCATTTAAATTCCTCTATAAATTAATTAACAAGACTGTATATAACTACTACTACTACGACTGCAATAATAGAAATTTTTTTATTGGCTTTAATCCAAGCCCATGCTTTATTAATATGTTCCATATGTAATCCTTTGATTGATTTTAAAAGACAGGGGGTATATTTCAACCCCCTATCTAGGTGTTAGGTTTAATACTAACAATAACGTAAAGACTAATAAATTAGGCTATAACGTAAATTGTTCTTCCTATGCAATCAGTTCTAAGAACTTTTCTTCCGAATACCATAAGTCCTCTTACGATATCTGCGAAAGTAGTTGTACTTCTTAGACTTTCAACAATCTTCAATTGCGTTGCTAGTGAACACGCACTCATCTGACCCCATGTTGCCACAGGAGCAGTTGCAGTCCCAGCAGGAGACGCACTTGTTAAGTCGTTTTGTGCTAGATTGTTTGATTTATACATTTGGAAACCTCTAACGAGACCACTTGCAACTAATCCATTTCTAAGACTACCTTTACCAGCATTGTAATCTACTGATAATAGTTTAGAAGATGTGTTAGCTAAAGCATCATACCACTCAGGTGCTCCAACAAACCAACGACCCTCTTCAGGGCAATTTTGTCTGTCGAGAAAAAAAGCAGATTGACTCATCTCATTTAAAGGGTCAACTTGACCAGTTGCAAAACCTATTGTGTCAGGTGTTGATGTACTTCCTTGTCTAGTAGCACCTATAGATGAAGCATCTGCACCAAGAAGGTCAAAGACATTACTGTCTAAAGCATCTCTTAGTTTGTATGCTGCATTGTCTGATGCAACTGATTGGAAGTTGATATGTGAAAATCTCTTTTCAATATCATCTAGTGCAAATTGAAAGTATTTAGCTTGGTCTACTGTTAGAACAAGCTCCACGTCTGTTAGTGCTGTAGCAACAGTCGCTAGACCCCTGCTATAATCACTTACAGTTATTTGTGGTTCTTTGACTATATTAACTGTATCTCCAAAGTTTTTAATTTCACCCATATAATCTGTGTTACAGATTGCTTCTGCAACAGCAGCTTTACGAAGTGCTATTTGAACTTTCTTGGAGTATATTTGAGGTACCCAAAAAGCGTTTTCCTGAGTTCCAGTTGGTGTTTCACCACCAAAGTTAGTAGTTGAACCACCTGCAAAATTTGCCATATTATGACTCCTTTTTGTTTGGTTGATAAAATGAAAGTATTATTATTATTTATTAATAATTCTACCTTCTCTCTGAGCTATCAGAATTTCTTTCTCATTTCTTTCAAACTCAGCATCTGACATCTTCTCGAAATCAGAACTTTTAAAGATAACTTGATTATTCGTTGGTGGTTGAATTTGTTCGTTAGTTTTAACTAACAAGTCAGCACCTTGACTAACCTTATTATCTTCTGTGGTTTTTTTATCTAATCCAAGTCCTCGGTCTTTCTTATATAAGTCAACTGCTCTTGCAGCAAGTCTACCATTGGAGTTATTCTCATAAATCCATGATTTAATTTCCATGGGTTGTGAGTCTGCCCAGCTATGAAAATCATCTGATTCTTTAATTTGATTAAAGTCTGGATGAAGTTTCGATAACTCTAATTGAGCTTCTCTTTGGGATAAAGCTGTATTAGCTTTTTTCAAAGAGCTAACTTCCTCTTGCAAACCTTTCATCTCAGTTTGAGACTGCAAGTGAGATACAGTTTCCACCACGCCATAAATGTCAGGATAATCTTTTTTAAAAGCACTAAGTTCTTCAGCACTTTTAGGTGGTGTATACTTAGGTCGGTTTGCTTGAAGCTGTGCTTTAAGGTCTCCTTCTTTTGTATTCCAATCACCAAGTTTTCTGTCATAATAACGCTTTAGGTCATCATATCTTTTTTTATAGTCGACTTTAGTATAAGGTTTGGATTCAACATTTAATGCTGATTCTTGTAAGACCTTATCCGAAGTGGCTGTTTCAGAAGTGGATAAAATATTTGGGTTCGCACTATTTGTTGAAGTGTTACTTGCGAAATCAAATCCTGTCTTCTTCTCAGGGTCTGGTTGAGCTGGTCCACTATCTGCATCTGGTATTGACTTCGGCATTACATCATCCGTATGCCAATACTTTTTGCGATTGTATGGATTCGCCTCGACTGTCTTAGTTTGTCCTTCGTCTGGTTTCATATGTCCTCCTTTATAGGGCTTCTTTTAACTTTGAAGGTAGCTAAAATTTGGGTTTATGTTTTAAACGAAGCTACAAGGGCTTCTATTGCTAGAAGGTAGCTTGTCTATTCTTAGAGTACCCCTCTAAAAATTCTGTTATACTATGGTTTCATCTAATGCAAGTTCTGCATCAGCTTCTTGATTAACCATACCAGCATCATAAGCTTCTTCAGCTTGTGCCATCATTTTTCTTAATTTATCAATGCCGATATTTTTAACAGCTTTTGCTGTAAATACAAACTCGCCATCTGACAATAATGCTGGGACTGAATCGGAAGTTCCTGTTCCAGGTCCTTCTACTAATTCGTCTTCTGTAAATTCTGTTGCAACCATTTTTGGTAAAATGGCTTCTAATTCTGGATACATTTCTATAGCAGCATCCACGACTACTTCTTCTTCTTCACTTAACATGGAAGTATCTAAAACACTTTCTGCATCTTCCATAGCTACATCTTCTTCCATAGCTAAATCATCTGCAGCAATCTCATCTCCAATTAAAGGTTCTTCCATTCCTACTGGAGCCATTAAAGGTTCTTCAACAATTTCTTCTTCTACTAAATCACCTTCTTGAAAAGCTTTATAATCTCTTCGTCTATCATATTTTTCTTCAAGAGCTGAACTTCCACCTATTGAATATTTTTGTCTAGATAAAGGTTCTTCTTCAGCAATTTGAAAGTTATCCATGTAACCACCAAGAGCTGCTTTATTTTTCTTTTGTTCTAATTGTTTTAATTTCTTATTTTGGTCAGGAGTATTCATATCTAATTCTTTTCCTCTTTTTAAAATCTGATATGTTCTGTATTCTATTTTATTTAATTTAGCTATATCACCTTTTTCTAATTCATGTTCTTCTAAAATAGGAATCTCATCAGGGTCTAAAGGTATAATAGGCATAGGTTTAGATTTCTTAACATCTTCACCTTTTGAATATCTAGTTCTAGATTTAGATAAACTTCTTTGAGGTAAACCTGCCCTAGCAGATTCAGGAGTATTTACATCATAAGGTGTAATACCTTCATCTTCTTTATCTAAAGCTTTGATATAAGGTGGTAGAGACATTAATCCACCTGTAGCCATATTGATAGGTTTATTTGCCATATTCTATTCCTTATTGTTTATTATAACGATTTAAAAGTGTTTAGTCAACACTATTTTTTAAATCATTTACTTGTGTGGGTAGATTCTTTAATCTATCCAGTAAATTCCATCTCCCCTGGCATTGGTGGAGTAGCTGTTGGTTCTGTGCCTTCGCCATTTCCTGTGTTGTTTGGTCCTGCACTCTGTTCAGGTATTCCTCCAGGTGCTTCCATTCCTGGCTGTTCACCAGGGATGACAGCTTGGCTGCCATTTGCTTTGTTAGCATTTTGATATCCTATTATTTTAGCATAAATTTCTGCTTCATCTTTAGAATTAATTATTTCTTCAGGGTTTAAATCTAAAGAGTATGCTAACTCTTTAATAACTTCTGAGACTCTAACGAATGGAGCAATTGCAGGATTCTGTATAGTTTGTAAGAACATAGTTAATCTTTGAGACCTAACTTCTTTTCTCATCAAACTAGAACTTCCTGTTGCCCTAATTTCTAAATCTCCTACGATTGGTAAATCACCTTCATAGAATTGCATATTCCATTGGAACATAGATTCTCCTAAAGGTTTAATTAATTGGTCGTCAATATTTTTAATAACTGTTTTAATATTTAAAGAAGCAGCACCCATAAGCATTGACATACCTGATGCTGTTCTTGTCATACTTTGAACACCTGTTTGTCCATGTGAGTATGATGGTATTCCTGTTGATTCATCTGCAAGTTGTCTAAACTTATCAAACATCTGCATATTTTCTGTAGCAGTATTTGGAAACTTAATTCCATAAATTGCTTGACCTGGAACTCCAGCCTGTCTTTTAAATATTTTACCAGGATAAACTTCCATATTTTGATTATTAACTAAAGCAGATTCATCTATATCAAAAACTAAATTTCCAGCTAATGCCAAATTATCAATTGCCATTCTTGCATGACCATTCATAACTTGTTGAGCATCATCCATATTTTCTGGAACACCTATTCCAAAAAAGTTATATGGATTTTTTTCATAAGAAAAAGATTGATAAGGAATTCTAAAAGGTGTAAATGGATTTTCAACAATTCTAATTATTTTATTTTTAGCTATCCATACATTAACTTGTACTTCAGTTGCATCATCTATAGATTCATCTATAGCTAATCCTTCTTCTCTAGCACTCATAGCATCTATAGTTCCCCAATATTCTAGAACTTCATATCTATTATTTTCTAAATCTGAAGAAGAACCTCCTTCTAAATCTATATTTGTTTCCCAATATAATTTTTCATAAGCAGGACCCATAGCTATACATTCTTCAATTTTTTCTTTACTGAAATAAGGTCTATTAATTAAATCTAAAAATTGATGTCTATTAAGTCTGTGTCTTTGAATAACAAATTCACATTCATCCATATTTCTTGCATTAGGGTCTGGATATAAATCCCATATACTTACAAATTCTATTTTCGGAACTTTAACAAAATTAGGATTATAATCTCTTGCATTTCCATTACCACTTGCAGAATATTTATGTACTGTTTTATTATAAGTAAATGGACCTTTTATAATTCCTGTTCCTAATAAACAAGATTCAAAGATAGCATTACGCAAAGTAATATTACCATTAGATTCATCTAACTGGTCGTGTATTAATTTTTCTAATCTTCGTGCAGCGATTTGTGCAGGTTTGATTTGTGGAAATTCTGGAAGATGTGCAGGTCCTTCTGTTAATTCTGCTTTTTCTAATTCAGGTGTTAATTCACCTAAAAAGTTTTCACTTAAAGAATCAAAGGTAGCTCCTTTTGCTAAAGGTTTTCCATCACCAGGAAATCCTAAATTAGAACTAGGACTCATAGGTTGACCAGGAATATATTCTAAATTCCCTTCAACACTTGGAGTTGGTTCTAAATTTGCATCCCCTGTTTGTTCTTTAAGGGGATTCATATGTGCGTATTCAGCAATACCTTCTGGAACTTTTGTTTCTGAAATAACTAATGGAAACTTACCTGTTCCAAAAAGTACATCAATTATTTGTCCATAAGCTGCTAATACTTTAGTCTTAGTAACTTTAACAAAGACTCTAGATTTTTCATGTTGGGTAAAATGAATATCTTTATAATATTTACCACGATAGTTATGATAAGATTGTAACCATCTATTTTCGTCATCACCTCTAGAATCTTTACAAGTTTGAAATTTCTTATTAACTGATTGAACAAGAACAGTTATTTCTTGAGTAGCATCATCCTCTTGTTGCATAAGAAGCTGAGTTTTTTCAGCTCCTGGTAGTAAAGCCATGTAATTCCTAACCTTTCAAGATTAATGTATATTATATATAATAATACACTTTTTAACTCTATTTGTCAACTATTTTCTTAATTTCTATAATAAGATTATTAGGTATGAGAGTAGTATTTCCAATCTCTTCTATCCTTCCTGTATCTTTATCTGCTAAAGAATAATCTCCAAAAATTCTTGTTAATCCTTTTACTTGTGATAATAAATGTCCTTTAGTAACACAAGCAGGAAGCTTTGCTTTTTTACAAGCTTCAATACTTTGCCAAGATGGGTCAGAGCAAACATCATGCCAATGAACCTCAACTAAAGGGTATTTATCAATTTCTCTTAAAGCTCTTCTATTAAGTTTAATTCTTCTTTTTATCATTCACTAAAATGCTTTCTATTTTTCAGAACTTTATAATTATGATTATGTTGGTCTGTTTTTACTTTACCATAGGTTTCAAACTTACCATTTCCATGAATTTCTTTATCTCGACACCATTCTATAATCTGGTCCTTTTCTCCATTATTATCAGAATTTCTAAACATATTCACTTTATATTCCTGTTCAATATTAGGGTCTTTAATATATTCAAGAAGTTCTTTATATGACATTATCTTACTATATTTCTTATTAGTTAATTTATTTATAAATGTATATATAGGCATTTAAGCTTCTAACTCTTTTAAATCGAATTCAATACCTTCTAACTCTTTAGGTTTACCTAAAGGATAAAAAGGTTCAATAGTAAATTCTTCTCCTGTCTTATCATTCTTACATCCTGCTACTAACCAATCCCATTTAAACTGTCCATCAACTACAAACTCTCTCATAACTTGATAAGT